GCTGTCGGATCGTTGACAGTCTTCTCCGAGCTGGCGCAGTCGTAGCTTTGCAGGATGTACTCGAACTTGGGGAACGGCTTGTTAGGCGCCCACAGCTTGAACATGTCGCGCTTAACGATCCCTGATTCCTCAGCATCGATCAGCTCAGCGTGGATCTCCTGCCTGCCAATCTTTGTACCCTCATAGGACAGGATCTGCTTCTTAAAGCTTGCAGACAGGTTCTCGAGGTTGACGTAGGTAGATGCCGTCGTGAGGGCTACGTCGTCTCCTTCACGCCCTACGAGCTCCACAATGAGGTCTTTGGGACGTGGGGTGGTCGTGGCAATGATTTGGGTGCGACCGTCTGCCTTTTTCAGTCGTACGGCGAACTGGATGTTGTACCAAGCTTCATCGAGGTAATCCCAAGCGGCAAGCTCATCTAGCCATGCGCCATGGTACTGACCACCACGAAAGCGATCAGGCTCGCTGGCGCTGATGCCTTTGATCAGGCTACCGTTGATCAGGACGATCTCGTGCAGGGCTTTGTTGTAGTCTTTGATTAGGATCGAAGGGATCACAGCCATGAGTCCTGACTCACCCTCAAAGCACGTGCCGCGGACGTCCATAGACGTAGGGGCGGAAACCAGCCAGCGTGTGTTGGGGTTCTCCCACGCCCACCACCAGATCTGTTCAGCCGCAGTACGGGTTTTCCCTGCCCCACGACCAGCCAGCATGAGCCAGATACTCCACCAAGTACCTTGGGGTAGCTTCTGATGATTAAACGCGCCTGAGAGCCATTCCGTGCGCTTGGCGTAGGCTGAACCGTGGAAGGGGCCGCTCCTGCGCAGGTTGTCCTTGTCAGACAGGATCTCCAGAATCTCTGGCTCTATGACCGCGCTCATTCAGCAATCCGAATAAGCTCTAAGCGTTTGATCGCCACATCCATCTTCGCCTTAACGTCTACGTCGATGATGTTGCGGTCATCCTGCTCCTCAGAAGGCATTACACGCTCGTTGTACTTTTTAGGCGCCATGCGCGCCGCTGTCCACTTGCGAGTGTCAATCCGAAGCTTCATCCACTGGACGTAAGAGGAGTCGAACTTGACCTCGACCAGCTCACCGTTCTTGTCAGTCACGTGGCTCAGCTCTGGCGGTTGGTCGACAATGTCAATCATTTCATCGAACTGCGTCTCAGCTTGAATTTCACGAGCGCGTGTGTATTGCTCAAGAAAGTCAGCCTTGGTGGACAACCACGTCATCACTGAAGCCATGCTTGGCATGTCATCGTCTCTACAGATCTTACGTAGACTCTCCCCTAATCCTAGCCTTGTACAGATCTTGATAGCTAATGCATCTGAGTAGATGGAAGGTCTACCCATTGTTGGCTTCTCCTTTGTTTGCGGCTTACCTGTCACATCGGCGACTGTGTCGCTGGAAAGATCTTTTGGTTTCTTTGCCATCACTGAGCTCCTTTAACGCAAAGTTTAACGGATCTTTGTGTTTGTATGCAATCAGTCCTTCAATCCCCTCATGATCCTTCTATCCATGTCCTTGATGGTGAGCTTGTATTCTTTGTTGAGGCTTTCCAGTTTTGCGGCTTTTACGGTCGCGTATTTAAGCTTTGACTCAAGCTCCTGCACCTTGACCTGTAGCTCTGTGATGGCTTTGTTTGCCAGCTCAGGGTTTTGTTCTATCCACTCTGGCGCCCAGATCTCTTCGGTCATTTCTTGAGTCCTCGCACGTAGGCGGCGAAGCTTGCCGTGGTATCCCCACCGTTGCGCATTTTGTCAAACTCGAGCGCTATCTCTTCGAGTGTGTCGTTCCTGATCTTGTTTGTGATGGGGTCAAGCTGGCGTTGGATCATCTGCCTTTTGCGCCAGCCTAGCGCCTTCTCCCAAATGTTCAGTTCTGCTTCGCTCATGAGTTGCGCTCCTTCAGCAAGGCAATCGCTTGCAGAACTGCACTCGCTTGTCCAAGGTTTGTGTTGTAGAGCAAGTCTGTTAGCTCCTCATCCGTCAACCCCTTCCAAGGGCGTACGTAATCCTGTACGTCGTCGTCATCCATTGTTTTTCTCCAGCAGTGCGGCTTCAATCTTCTTTGCCCACTCGAGCACCATGATCATGTTCCAGTTGGAGCTCTCAGCAGTTACGCCTAAAGCTTTCTGAATCTCTTCGTCGGTAAGGCTTTTCCATTCAATCGCGTTCATTGCTCATTCCTTTAGGTCTTGGACAATCATTTGGGGGGATAACGGCACACCAGACGGCTTTGTATTGCCCTCTTGGTGCTACTTCCCACCTGTCAATGTACACGTCTGGCATGTTCTTCAACACCTTCCTGACGTTGGTCTTTGGTCTACTCAACAAGTCTGACAGCTCCTCTAAGGTCATGCCATCAGGTATTCCGCGGAGCGCAACACGTACGCTCTTGATCACAGCCATGGTCATGGAGCCCCTTTATCGGGCTTTGGAGCCGTTTTCTGGTCGCGTTGAGGGTCAAGGTGCTTAAGGAGCTGTTCGAGGTTTATAGGGGCTATTTTCTCAAGGCGCTGGATTTCGGTCAAAACGCAGTCAACACCTGCGTTGAACCCTTTGATGTAATCGCTCATTTTAGTTTCGCTCATTTCGTTGTGCCTTAGCTCTCATATTGAGGGTTTCTTTGAGGCAAGCCTGCGCCTCTTCGGCGGTCAGGATTCCTCTGCTTTGGAGCTGGGCGATGCCAGCCTTGAGGTGTGACACAGCGCAGTTCTGTGGCTTGTCCCAGATCCTCTGCATGTTGTTCAAGAGCTGGTCTTCCGTCATGGAGATCCATGGCTTGTTGGCTGGAACCACACGGCTCCATGTTGTTGTGTCGTACATCAAGCCACCTCTTTGGCAAGAACAAGTTGCAGGTTAGCCAGCAGTTGCTCGGCTTCGGCGCGAGTCAGTGGGACGCTCATCATTGAGCGACGACCTTGCAGGCACAGCCATACGCCCTCGTCGTATTGGTCGGCACTGACGCGAATTTCTGCCTCAGTGTTGATTGATGTTTCGATTTCGTTTGTCATGATGGTTCTTTCAAGTAAAGTGGGTTGATGGGGAGCCGTAGCCCCCCGTTTTGATTAACCTGCTTGCTTCTCAGCAAAAACACGCTTAGCTTCTGTGCCTTGAGCTACATACTCATCAGAGCCGTAAACTGGATCAACTTCATCCCAAAATGTAGGAGCTAAGGCTTTACCAGACGCAAGAGCGGCATTAACACGAGCGGCTAAACGCTCTGCTTTAGCAGAAGCTTCTTCGCGAAGATCTGGGAAGCAAACGTCGCCCGTCTCTTCGCAAAAAACTTGCTGAGTGCCGTTAAAAGTAACAGCGTGACGGAAACGACGACCAGCTTCGTTCTCGACAACAACATAAAAGCTATCGGCAATAAAAGGGCGACCGTCGCAAGCGTAACCTGCGTTGTACAGATCAGATGCGACATATGCTGTGTAAGATTTGTTCATTTTGATTTCCTTCAAGTAACCGCCTTATTGGCGTGATTGCATCTTAACATGAAATTAAAACGATTCAACAGTAGGGACTTTCCCTAATGCCATTTGTTCTTGGTAAGCCTTGATGATGAAGTCGTCCATCGCAGTGTCAACGCAGATCTCGGTGTATCCCGAGAGCATAGAGCCAAGGTGCCTGCGCTCACGGATCTCCCGCGGGATGCCGGGGAGCTTGTACAGGGTGCTGAACTCACGGGCTCGGTTGATCAGCCCGTTGTTGTACAGATCGTAGTAGCAGTTCTGCGCCTTGCGAAAACGCTCTAGGTGCTTGTTTTGCTTTTTGCCTTGGGGTATTTCACCCATGGCAGGGATAAGCGCCTGTAGGGGCGTTACGAGCGCTTGGTAGGCGCCTTGTTCGTTCCAGTACTTTGCCATGGTGTTCTCCTTAATCTGCTCTTGAGCCAGCGTATGCTGAGATGCCATGCTTGCGCAGGACTTCTGCGAATGCATAGGCGCCAGCTTCTTTGACGTCCATGGACTGTGTGCCGTTACCAGCAGGGTTCCAAATACACCAGCCTTTTTGCCAGTGCTTGCGACCCACGTTGTTTTTCTTGCACCAGCCCACGAAGGGGATACGTGCACTTGAAATGTCAACCCAAGCAAAGCCACAGTACATTGGCTCGCCATGTTTTTCCATGAAGGCGGACTCAGCGGCTTTAGCGGCGTTGAGGGCTTCTGTGTAGATGTTGTCGTAGTTCATGATGGTCTTTCAAGTAAATGCCCCGAAGGGCAGGGATTAGTTTGACAGTGCCTTTGTTTCGGCGGCGAGGATGTTGTAGGTAACCTTTGTGTGCTTAGCAATCAGCTCAGCAGGAGCGTTCAGCTCTTTGGCAACGGCAGACCATGCTGTCGTTTTCTTTTCTGGTGTGTGCTTGATGGTGGTCACGTACATAGTGCCAGCGTAAGAACCTTGACCCAACATTTTGAGTTGGTTTTTGAGGTCATCTGCCTGCTCTTGCAAAGCGGCAATTTGGTCTTCGATCAAACCGAGTTGGTCAACGATCTTGAGAGCGGTAGTAGTAGTCATTTCCAATTTCCTTTTTCATGTAACCTGCTTGTTGCAGTGATTGGGATCTTAACACGAAGTTAAAACGGTTTGGGAATCTTTTTTAAAAAGAATTCGTAGGTGTTTTCCCTATGCTTTGATTTTTTTTAGCTAATTCAATTTTTTCTTTGGCGGCTATGTAATGCCTATCCCTGCTACGAGGCTCAAAGGTTTGCCTTCTTATGCTTTGGTTTTGTGAGTTTTCACTAGGGTCAACCAGTCTTAGATTGTCGATTCTGTTGTCAGACCTGTCTCTGTTGATGTGGTCAATAAATTTGCTTAAAGGAATGTCCCCATTTACATAAATCCATGCCAATCTGTGAGCCATCCATGTTTTTTTATTTATGCCTATCACGATGTAACCAGTGGGGATGGCGCACCCAGCAACCCTACTAATTCTTTTTTTATAGCCGTTTTTTCGCCACAAAAAAGTACCAGTAACGGAGTCGTACTCCAAAATTTCTTGGAGTTGCTTTTGAGTTAAAATTAAATCAGTCATGCGATACCTCTATATCAATTGATGAGAAACCCCACAAGGCGCGCCTGCCTTTGGGGTTTCGTTATTTTATACCCTACCTTTTCATCAAAAGGGCAACGACCCTCTCGATGGTGACGTTCAGGGCGTCCTGCTCATCCATTTTCATCACCGACCACATGCGTCTCTGCCCGTGCCAGCCATTGAAACTCCCTTGGTGGCAGTCCTTGCACAAAGCCACGCAGGTGTACTGCCTATGCTGTTTGACGTGGTGTGCGTCACTCGGTGGGGGTGCATCACACACAGAGCACGGGAGCTCTTTGACAAGCCCCACGTACGCTCTTTCCTTCGACGTGAGGTTGTTGTTCACAGAGTCGCCTTGTCAACGTGGCGATTAGAAGCCTCCATAGAGCGCCATACGGCGATTCTTTCCTGACAGGCTATGAGGAGCCATCTGAGGCGTTCGCGCTCCTCTACGGCTTGTCTAAGGGCTTCTAGGTGCTCTCTGTAACGTGGGGAGGCGTAGGCTTCGCGCTCTTGCATGGCGGCGGTCTTGTACTCACCGTTGCCATAGATCTCGGCGTTCTTCATCTCTTCGGCTTTGATGGTCTTGCGTAGCTCCTCCATGTACACCTTTGTTGCCTCTGCCTCGGCGTACTTGGCTGAGTTGGTGATCATGAAGTCCACGGCTTCGTTTGGGTCAATAAGCTTGCTCATGTTTGTTCCTCGATTTCGATTAAGAGTTTCCCGGGTTTTGTTCCAAATTTTCTGTAAATCATGATGGGCTGAAACAGTTGGTCGTTCACCATCAATGCGTCGGCTAAGCCGTCCAGCGCTCCCTTTGCCGCGGCAAGGCAATTGTCCGCGTCGCGCTTTCGTTTATCAGGCATCTCAAACGTCAGCGTAAGCCTCAGTTCTCCACCTGCATGTTTCCAGCCCTTGATCTGGTGCTTAGCCAGCCAAGTACTGCTGTCACGGTAGTCAGACCGTAATTGGTAGAGCTTGCCCCAGTGCGTACCCTTGGCACGGTTTGGGAAGAGTTCCGCAGGCGGAAAGTCCAACTCAATCCGCACGGTGCATCCGCGTTCTGATTGCGTGTGCCAGCTCGTCAAAGCCTGCTTGTTGGGCAACCTGTGCGCAGGCTTCACGCTCGATGCCAATGGCTTGCTTCGTGGTCTGTATCGCTACAGCCATGATCTCAGCCTTAGCCTGCGCCAGCCCCTCTTCAAATTCTTTTGCTGTGAACAAGGTCTGTCCTGTGCCCTGAGCAAAGAACTTCTTTTGAAAGTCACTGAGTTCTACTTTTGCCATTTTCTCGCTCCTTTTTCATTCGGTTTACTAGGTCATTCATAGCATCGGTTCCACGACGCTTCTCGATGTCATTCTTTACTTTTTGCCACCATGATTGCGCGCTCCCTGAGCCTAGCTCGATAGCCTTCTTCTCGTACCGTTTCATCCACTCTCGCGCTTCGCATTGTTTCATGTGTTCCAAGGTCTCCTGTGAGATAGAGACATTCGATGGCGCAAGCCTCGGTGTAGGCATCACCAAACCCACTGCGGATTTCATCGAGGATTTTTTGGGCTTCATGCTTGGTCATCCTTGTCCTTTAAGTTCACGGTCAGCCACGTAGTCATGCACGATAAGTCCGTTCTCAATGCTACCTACCCACATCTCAGGTATCCATGTAAATCCACCTGCGCTTAAACGCCTCATGTGGGCGCGTCGCTTATGGCGAGCCGGGCTTGCGTGTGTGCCGCCCTTATGCGGTTGCTTAACCTGCGCGTCTGGCTTTAATTCAATTGTGTTCCACGAGTACACCAAAGGCTGGTGCTTTGCCCTGCGCTTGCGATTGATGAACTCCATACCTCTTGCCATGTGCGCGGTGACTACCTGCTCAGTGGTATGTGCTCTCAAGTTAATCAAACAGGCGTAGTTAACCGCGCTAATGCAAGCGTCCTCGTAAAGCTTCATGGCATCAGGTTCCGTCATGCCGTTGCGCTTAGATGCATCCATAAGTTTTTGATGGATCACGACATTTGTTCCGTCTCCCTCATCGCCAACAACATGAACCCGCTTCTCCGTAACTATTGCCAACGGAGACTCAAACCCGTCGTTTGTCCACAGCATGACAGCGGCTCCCTCGTATCCACCAAACTTGATGTATTTGTCGTAGGTAAACGCAATGTCAGGCCATGCTGGTTGTATGACCGCCATGTGATCAGATGG